ATCAAAGCCAGCCGAAGCTTGGCTGTTGAGCAGAGGCGTGACGCCCGCTGCACCCGGAACACCAAACTGACCTAAGGCCGAGAGGCCGTCCGTACGAGCACTCACAGAACCAATCGGATCGTTTGTGAGGTTACGCGGCGTGATGTTGAACTTCGAGTACATCACTTGCTCGTCAGAAGCGAGAGCACGCGAGTTACCCATGTAGAAGATTTGCGAGACCGGGCCGTCCATGGCTTGGGTAGCGCCGATCTTGTTGAACACCAACTCAGGGTAGGTGCGGCGAATCAGCGGGAAGGCAAACTTTTGGAAGGTGCCAATCTTGCCCGTGGTCGTAGCGGCATCGCTAAGTTCTTCGTCCATACGCTGCTTCGTGAATTCTTTGGCTTGGTTTTCAAAGAGACGAGCAGTCTGGTACGCGATGTGATCATCCCCGATACCTTCAAGGAGTGGTTCCCAACGCTTCAGTAATTCGTTTCTATCTAATGCGGTCATAATTAACCTCTATAACTGTTGAGTTTTTCTAACACGCCTTGATTGATCCACTCATTACCGTGGCCAGCGTGGTTTTCATTTAACTTTTCATCAGCTTCCTTCACTTTGAAGTTATCCTCACTGATGACCAGTGCCGTTTCCGAGAGTTTCCTCTCGGCATTAGTCGATTCTTGCAGACTTTCCATTTGACCTTGGATTGTTTGCAGAGCCTCTTCCAATTTTTGGTTCTTATCATTTGCAACCTTGGACTGACGCTTAAGGTTGACATTCTCCTTAAGGAGCTTATCAACCTGACGGAGCAGAGCTTGATTCTTCTCTTCTTGCTGCTCACCAAGGGATGCGAGAACTTCCATGCCATTCAGTTCATCCTGATGGGTGTTCTCTAATGCAAACATCGAGCGGACAGTTTCGAACATTTGAGCGTTACGGAACGTCTCGTTTTCAAGCTCAAGCTCCTTAAGGGCTTGCTCTTTCAGCTTCTCAATGTTACCACGAATAAAAGATTGGACCTTCGTGGACAGGTCACTAACTTGTTCTTCGACGCGCTGCTCTATGATCACAGCGACAAGCTCAGATACCTTTTCGAGAGTGCTTTCATCCAGACCCTCAGGAAGATACTCAGCAACCGAATCTAAAATATCTTTTTGTTGCGACATGTTAAACCTCTATGTAGGTATGTAGGGTATTAGTATATTTTTAATACTAATTATTTTTTCTTACCCTTCTTACCACCAGGAGTTACCTTGCCACTACAAACAGCCGAAGCATACATGTTAGCGTAAGCCGAAGGGTAAACAGCGAACTTACGCTTCGCAGCAGCTTTGCCCTTGGGGCATAACTTACCTTCGATTATTTGACCAAGCCTTTCAAAGGCTTCTCTTTTCTTAGCTCTCTTTTTGAATGTAGAAACCATAGTAGGTTTACCTCCTGGGTTACCTGCTGCTCTCTTACGTTTGACAGCAGATCTTCTCTGACCTTTGCTCATACGAGCAGCTTTCGCAGCGGGTACACACTTTGGATACCCTTTGCGTTTCTCACCTTTTTGACGACCGCAGGGTTTGAAACCGCCACCTTTCTTAGGGGCACCGATATCAACCCAGCGTTGTTGAACCCACTTACGAAGGTCTTCAACGAGTTTTACCCGAACACTATCATCAATAGAAATCCCTTTATGATTCCTACTTTGTTCGTTGGATGCAAAGGACATAACTTTCTTAGCCTGACGAGCATGAAGTTTTGAAGACTTTGCCAATTGGCTGGCGACCTTCTTCAACCCTTTCTTATTTTTACTGTCAGACTTTTCGATCATTTCTTAGCCCCTGTATCAGGTTTTTTCTTTTCAATGTGATGGCCATTGCCATTCCCGTTTGCATCCGATGCATCCGCAGCACCTTCAGACACGATAGAACGTAAATTTTGCATTAAAGCTGTCGCTACGAGAGTCAGTAACGCAGACGCAACCGAGACTTGATCATCAGGAATAGCTCCTGTACCAAGCATCACAATGAATCCACCGATAAGTAAAACGAGCAAAGCAGGCGTTGTAAGAGCGATGTTTGTACGAGCTTTCTCACTCGCACTCTGAGACAGTTTCAACTTAGTTAATTCAAGCTGGATCTGATCTCTTCTGATCGCACGTTCAGCAGCCTTCTCTTCCCTTTCACGAGCTACAACGGCCTTGTATTTTTCACGGGCCGCTTTCGCTTCTTCGCGCTTCATTCTGATTGCTGCTTTTTCGTCCTTCACGATGATTGTCTGTTTGGTGTTTTCTTCATAATCTTCATGTTGTGGCATGGTTCATTCCTTGGTTTTAATTATTTCTTCCTGTAGAAGTCGGCAAACTCCTTCTTACGAGCTTCCATTTCTTTCCGCTCTCTGTCTCTTTTTTGTTGTGGAGTTTCCTTAGCTTGAGCTAAGTCTTTTTCAATTTCCTTTCTGACCGTCTTTTCTTGCCCAGGACGGTACATGCTTTCGTGATGCTTGTCACCCCAGCAAACCTTCTTTAAACCTTCAACTGCCGCCGCTCTGATATCGATTGAATCACTGACAGACTGCTGCTGGGCAAAGCGTGTGTCGGTAGTCTGTTTTCCCTTCTTTATCGCACGATTAAGCTTATGGTGTCCCGATACTCGACGAGCCATCTCTGCGCCCTCTTGCCTAGCTCTTTTCTGCTCCTCAGGTGTTCCCTTGCTCATCCTCCTCATTCTTGTTGCCTCCTCAACATCAGTCGGCTTAGGCATCTCTGTCTGCTGGCCTTTAGCTTTCGCTTTAGCCTTAGCTTTCTTGAAAGCCTCTGGATCATCTTTAATGCTCCCCTCTTCCATGGACTTTTTCTTCTTACCTTTCTTAATGACACCACGGCCCATGAGGATGTCCTTCATCGTGACCTTGCCGTCACCGCTTAAATCAGGGAACGACTTTTCGTCCATGCTATCGTCATCTTTCTTCTCACCTCTGAGCATCTTGAAGTCTTCCGCATCAATCTTATTATTCTTGTTCTTATCGAGCTTCTTCTGCTTGCCCTTCAGAGCTTCGCTGATTTTGCTCTCAAGCATGGTAAGCAGGACTCGATCCCTCTTGTGCTTGGAAACAATCTCTTGAGCACGTTGGCTGTTCTCACGCATCGACTCAGAAAGCTCAGGGAAGGCACCTCTTGTGGAGGGATCCGACACAAGATCGAACGTGATAAGCTTGAAGTCTTCGTTGACGATCTTGCCTTTGATACCCTCTGTGACGCTACCAACACCACGGCTGGAGATACCAATCTTCACACCGTCATTGATCAGGGCTTCGACAATCTTGCCATTGGGAGTCGAGAGAATCTCACACTCACCTATGACGGAGCCATCCTTAGCAACACTCAAATCAGTGATAAGGTGCGAGGCTTGCGAGAGGTGAATAGCATCGTTAGCCGGGTGATCAAGAGCGCCAACTAAAGAACGATCACCGATCTTTTCTTGAATAGCCTTAACTTGGCTCTCCAGAATCTTTCTCGGGTAGATTCTCCCATTGTTATTCTGCTCGTCGCACTGTTGGAACTTGCCTCGCAGACGAAGGCGAGTGTTACCCTCTTTGCCTTCATTGATAACTTCTACTTTCTCTAAAACGTTGCACTCGACGAGTAACATAATAAATCCTATTTCTGCTTACGTGACCAGTATTTCTTGCTCTTGAATTTACCGGACCTTTGCTTACCATGCCTAACCAGAGTTCTGACGGCATATTTTTTTACATCTGCAAACTTGGAAGGGATGCTGCCAGGAGAGAATCCTTTAGCAACTCGCCCTCCAACTTCCTGCTCATCATCTTTACCCCACTTTCTTTTGGTAATGACATAAAGACGATTAGAATTTTTAGTGGAAAAGATCTGACCTACGTAACCTTTTTTCAAAGCAGTTGTGATAGAATCATAAACTTTAACGCGGGACTTAGACGCTTTAGTCTTAGCCCCACCCTTCTTCATCTTGGCCCTGCCCTCAGCAGAGCCTTGAGCCTTAGTTGCCCTTGTTTCTTTTATTACGTTTACGAGATCCATTTTTCTTTACAGGAGCCATGTTAACGCCAATCATGCCAGTGGTGGTCATTTCCTCCATGACATCTTTAGCTTCTCTCAATAATTTCTTAAGACTTTCAACGAGGGTTTCGAGTCTTTCTTTAAGGACAGCAGCCTCATTTATCGGTTCAAACTCAGGCATCATCTCCTGTTTTTTAACAGGATCAGATGTCTCGTTTAAAGCCTCGCTAAACCCAACTACTTGATTAACAAAGGCATTAGGGACCACAATGTCCTTAAGGCCGTCATCTGGGACTAACTTACCTTTATGATTTGGAACAGCCACCTTCTCCACGGAAGGTGTTTCAGACAAGATACCTTCGGTTAAGGCTAAAAGATCTTTAGTGCTTGCACTCATCTTTTAACCTCACTCGTCGTCTTCTTTGTCTTTCATTTCCTTCTTTTTGTCATCGTCCTTCATCATTTTCTTTTTCTTGTCGGACATTTCATCGTCTTCTTCGTCCTCGTGCTCGGCTTCATCAAGATCTTCGTCCTCCTCAAGAGACTCACCCTCCTGCTCAAGGGCCTCATTGATGGTGCCAAGGATGAAGTCAACGCACTCTTGCATCGCCTCTTCCGAGATCGGAGCATCTAACTCCGACTCACACAGCGGACAAATGTGGCCATCTTCGCAGGCCTCCTCAACGACTTCGACTTCCTGAGATTCATTCAGGTCTTTAGACTCAGCCAGTTGGTTAGCGGCCAGGATTTGGCCAACATAATCATCATCAACATTAATGTAACGCATAATAAACTCCTGTACGTATATGTATCTAGTTTTAAAGATATAAAAGTAATAAAATTATATCTTGACTGTGGTAACTCCCCTCCTATCCTCAACAGACACGATAGTCTTGGAATCGGCTGCGACCAGCCTGGAAGTTGTCTCAAAACCCGATTCAATATTTTGTAAGGTTATGTCTCCTCTGAATCCGTTGGCTATTTTCAATAACAATTCCTCATCAGTATCGTAGAACATCTCGCCAACTTTAGTGACTGGCATTCTGCTAAAGACATCAAACCAAGTGAATGTGGTAGAATCATATGTATCTGAGAGATAATCAATGACCTCTCGAAGCATATAAGCTGTGCCTCGGGTCGTAATTGCAGGGGCGCCGGTCAACGAGCTATACTCTCCATTATTATAAAAAGTTTCAGTAAAGTCCGACTCATTATATTTGTATCCTATGTTCTGAGTACTAGCCTCTTCTCCGATGCCTATTCGATCAACACCATCCTCTAGGTTTAAACTAAACTTTTGAAGTGTTGTGGTCTGGTTAGCGTCGATGCTGGCATCAGTGACCGGCAATACAGATAATGATCTTACTTGGATATTTCCAGTATTATCAATGGTCGAACCTCCATTAAAAGGATTGTACTTACCACCGGCAACTGGGGTGACTATGAAACCAAAAGGAATGTTTTTAACAAATCTAGAGCCAATAGACGGGAATCCTTTCTTTTCAAATCCAGCCAAATTGAAATCTTTCAAAGAAGCGGTGAACGAAGATGTGTCTAATATGTATCGATATATAGGATCTCGATAATCAATACATAGCATGGGTATGCTTAAAGCATGATTATTAACGTAAGTAGCTATGTCAGAACTGTTAGTTACTCTGGCGTATGTGCCACTATAATTTTCAATCAAAGGATTGTCAGTGTAATCTCCGGTGACTGAAGTTACATTCAATGCGAAGAATAAGGGATTTGTGCTAGAAGGGCCTGAATCACCCGAAACAAACTCGTGCTGATTCGTTAATGAAGACGCCGTAATAGTAATAGAGGAGTCTACATCAAGCATTTCCAATACTTTCATCCTTGCTGATGCAGGAGCGTAATAAGAATCTTCAATTAAGTTGTCCGTGTAAACAGGAACATCACCACCATTAATGTCTTCCCCGCGAACGTAGTAACCTCCACCATCGCCTATATTCAGCTTGGTGGTGGATCCGAAAATAGGAGATGTGACTTGTGACACAGGTGTCAGCCTATCGACATC